TCGATGTCTTTGAATCATACAAAGGAGTTACTAAACAAATAAACTACCAAAGAGACATTGCTTGTAACGACTGCGGTGGAAAGGGAGGTGACCAACAGATTTGTACTCATTGCGCTGGAGCTGGTATTACCATACAGGTGGTTGGTTCGGGTTTCTTTCAACAACAAATCCGACAGGGATGTGCAAGATGTCAAGGTCGAGGATACATTTTGACAAGATACTGCCACACTTGTGCTGGAGTTGGAACAAAAAAGAATTTCGAATCAATCACAGTAAATTTACCTTCAGGTAGTGATAATGGTCAATTTTTCAAATTAGAACAAAAAGGAGATTTTCAACAAGGAATGTATGGTGATTTGGTTTTACAAGTTAACTTGAACGAAAATGATGGATTTCAAAAATTCAACGATGAGTTGGTTTACAACCTTTACTTGAATTTAGATGATTTGAAAGAGGACTTTTATAAAGTACCACATCCTGATGGTGAATTAAAGATAGGTGCTCCCAAACAATTTGATACTACAAAACCTTTAAGGTTGAAAGGCAAAGGTTTTCAAGGGGGTGATATGATTGTTAAACTAAATGTTAAATTCGAAAAAAATTAACAAACCATTCAGAAAGTTGAACAGTAGAATAAATCGTAGAACCGATTATATACAAACCAACTAACAGTTGTAAAAACTGTTTAGTTGTAAAGGAAGTTACTGAAGTTTTTTTGCAATCTTGACAAGCCATAGTATTTATTATATATGGAAGTATTGATAAGAAAAGTGTTAAAAGAATTCATTCTTGAAAAAGAATTCAAGAAACCAAGAAAAATGAAACAATCTTATTGTAAAAAAACCCCGTGTAACAAGATGGGGTTTTCTCAAAAAGCGTCTTGCCGCCCTTACAAAAATTGTTATAAGTAATTATCTATTCGAATCAAGGATTTTTCGATAGTCATCAGCTGTGATAGTAGTTCTTGAAACAATTACATAGTATTTTCCATTTCTTTCTACCCAACGCTCTCTATGAATTGGTCTCACTTCAGATACAACTTCTGTTTGTTGTTTTCTTCTGTGTTTCTTCTTTCCTTTTAAACTGTGAGCGAATGATGGTAGAACCATTAGTCCCATCAACATAACCAAAATTATCTTTTTCATATTAATTTATTTATTTTTGGTTTATAAGAAGTGTTAACACTCTCTTAACATAAATATAAGATTGTATTAACACTTATCAATTCTGAAAAAAATTTAACATTGGGGGTTGCTTTTCTTGACTCAAACATTTATCTTTGTAAAAAAGAAAGTTTATGTTAAGTTACATCGGAGGTAAAAGTAAAATTGGTAAGTGGATAGTCGATTATTATCCAACAGATATGGAAACATATCTCGAAACATTCGGTGGAATGTTTTGGTGTTTTTATAATATGGATTTAAAAAAATACCCTAACCTTAATAAGGTGGTATATAATGATTTCAATCCTTTAAACTACAATCTGTTTAGTTGTCTTCAGAACCCTTCTGAATTACTACGGTCTGTTAATTTAATTCCTTGTCAGGAATTAGGTGTCTTAGTTACTCCAAAATTATACCGTGAACAATTCAACACATTCCAATCTGAATTATACGGAAGTGGTATCACGATAAACTATCCTGATTACGATGTTGCTGCTAAGTACGCATACATTTTGACATCTGTATTTAGTGGTTCCAAACCTGAGTCATCAAATTTTATTGATTTAAAAGGGAAGTATAAGTCTAAGTTTTTAACTTTTAGAGATAAACTTTCCAAACCCGATTGGGTTGAACATTTTCTCAGAATTACAGACGTTGAGAATATGGACTTTGAAACTGTAATACAAAAGTATGATTCAGAATCAACTTACATTTATCTTGACCCACCATATTGGAAGACCGAAAACTATTATTCTAACCACGACTTCGATAGAGAAGACCACGAAAGATTGGCGAATTGTCTTCATACTATCCAAGGTAAGTTTTCATTATCCTATTATGATTTTGAACTTCTTCACCAATGGTTTCCCAATAATCAATATAATTGGCAAAAAAAGTCATTTGCTAAAGCTGCTGGTGCCTCTAAAGGGAAGACCCAAAATGCGGGTGAAGAGTTACTTATTATGAATTATCGTTAATTATTGTTTGTCCGTATATTTATTGTGAAAGAATTCCACTAATATGAAATTTACTAACCTTTTAAGAAATATGATTCTTGAGGCTTCGAGATTTGAAGTCTTGATGGATAAATTTGTAAAGAAGCCTCTAAAAAGGGGTGAACAACTAAGTCCTAAGGATATTGAAAAAGAAAAAAATAAAATTCCTAAAGATGTTTTTTTTGAACTTGTTGAAGCTGACCCTACGTCAAGATTAAATAACGTTGATATGAACACTGCAAATGAGAATGATTTGAATAAGGTAAAGGTTGGTTCATATACGCCTTGGTTAATTAAACAATATCTTACAGTTAAAACCGAAAGACAAGTTGGTGACCAAGGTTACGAGGCTGAAGTAAAACAAATGAGAGAAAGGTTTATGGAAGACCTTTATAAACTTCCTGATGAACTTAAAAAGTTTGATAGATTCAAGGGAAAATTACCAGTTGACAAAAGAAATATCGCAAATATCTCTGTTGAAGAATTGGAAGATTTGATGAGACCATACAAGCTTGAAAAAACTAAAGGGACTGCAGAAGAAAAAGAAGAGGCTAAAAAAACCTATGAGTATCCTGGTTCTGAAGTAGTTTTCAGAGGAAAAAATTGGACTATAGTCAAAATTAGTGATTGTAGTCAAATTGGTAAAGATGCTGCTTGTTTCTTTGGTGGTTATAATTTAAAATCTGGAATTGGTGAAACTAATTGGTGTACGTCTGCTCCTGGATTAAGTTACTTTGAAAACACATATTGTAATAAAGGACCTTTATACGTCATACTTCCAAATACCGATACTAAGTATGGTGAAAAATCTGGATTACCTGCAAATAGATACCAATTCCATTTTCAAACTAATTCGTTTATGGATAAAGATGACAGAGGTATTGATTTGATACAAATGTTGAATGGACCAATGTCAGAATTAAAAGGAGTTTTCAAAAATGAATTTGCTAAAGGATTGACTGAGGGCGCTAGTGGTGGAGCACTCAAAATCACTGATTTCGAACACGGTCAAGTAGGTAAATTTGTTGCTTTATATGGTTTAGAGGAACTGTTCAATAGTGTTCCTGATAATCTCAGAGAAATTACAATTTCTGTACCAGATAGAACTCAAGTTGACCTTGTCATTCCTCCCACAATAGGAAGGTTTAAAAATCTAATATATTTTTCATTAAGAAATTGTGTTAGTGTAATTCCACCACAAATTTGTGAATGTAAAGACCTTTCATTTATAAGTTTAATTGATAACCCAAATTTGAGAACTTTACCTGAATGTTTGGCTGAGTTACCCAAATTACAAATTTTAGGTCTCAAAGGTACTGAACAAGTATTCGATAATTTAGGACCAGCTTTCTTTAGAGAAGGTGTGAATACCATTACGACGGGTGGTAAACCGGCTTACATTGATTTTTCAGAAGTAAATCCAGAAACGGAAGAATAAGCTTAGAATCAAAATCTTTTCCGTTTGCACCGAAAGCCTTATATTTTGGATGTATGAATGTTGATGTAAAAATTTATTTGGCTGGTGTCAAGAAATTCTTTGATGCCAATGAGCAAGACTTAAAAAACTTGATACCATTGGACAAGAAAAAAGAATTCTATAAATTAATAGAATCCGTCGCTGAGGGTAACATTAAAAAAGGAGAAGAGATACCTTTGACTCAAAATCAGTACATAGATATATGTATCGAACTTAACGGGGGTCCTATTAAGAAAAAAGAAACTTCTATATTTTTTGAAAATCCTTTTATTGAACTTTATTTTCACTACAACATTAACAACAAATCTTACTTATCTCCGATGAGTTTTGGTAGACCCGACCCTATTGTTGAGTTTGCTGATAAACTTAAAAGAATGGGTGATAAAGAAGATTGGAAAGCTGCAAAAAAGATGGAGCCGAAACTTAGAACTTTTGTACCAGTATTGGTAAGAGGTGAAGAAGGTGAAGGTGTTCGTTTTTGGGGCTTTGGAAAAACTGTATATCAAGAAATTCTTGGTTATATGGCAGATGCTGATTATGGTGATATTACTGACCCAAATGAAGGTAGAGATATTACTGTTGAAGTAGTATCGGCTGAAGACAGTGGTACTTCTTACCCTGTAACAACAATCCGTGTTAAACCAAAGGAAACTCCAATGGCAACTTCAAAAGAAGAAACGGATAAGTTTCTAAATTCCCAAAAGGAAATTACTGAACTTTATTCAGAATTAACTTATGCAGAATTGAAAAGTGTATTAGAAGGTTGGTTAAATCCATCTGGAACTTCTGATGATGAGGTATCGGCATCTGCCCAAACCCTTTCATCAACGGCTAAAGATGAGGAAGCCCCATTTGATACAACCCCATCAAAACCAGCAACATCACCTAAAAAAGTGGATGATGTAGCAGCAGCTTTTGATGACCTTTTCAATTCATAAAATAAATAAGTTAATATGGCGAAAGCAACTAAGGAAGTAGACTTAGCAGAAGTGCTAGCGGACTCCCTAAACAAACAAGCAATAGACCAAAGAGTAGCATTCTTTTTGGACAACA